AACAAGTACTAAGAATTGCAAGGTGATCTTGCCAGGATTGTTTACAAGATGACGAACCTGAAGTAAACAGGGTCATTAAATTTCGCAGAGTAAATACCGCATGGGAACACTCTGCTATGTTCACGGATTAAACTCAAGTAAAAGCTCTTTCGCGTACATTGCGAAAGGGTTAGGTGGCGCTGAACCAAAGATCAACTACACCTCATATCAGCCTCTCCATCAGTCGGTAGCTCAGGTTTCCAAGATGCTTCCTAAGCATGAACCGATTACTCTAATCGGCCATTCACTTGGTGGTGTCATCGCGACGATGATTGCACTTAACGGAGCGCACGACGTTAAGAAGATCGTCACAATCAGTACTCCTTTTGGTGGATCGAAGTTCGCGTACTGGGCGCGTTGGTTGATTGCGGGGCTTCCAGTCCTTCATGATTTAACACCTACCAGCCCAGTAATCAAGACCTTTGCGAGTCAAAAGACGCCTTGCCCACTGCTGTCGATTATTAGCACAGGTGGCAAACTGCCTTGGAGTTCTGAGCCAAACGACACCATTGTCACAGTTGCCAGTCAACTGGCACTGAACTATGGCAAGAAGGTCGAAGTGAAAGCGAATCACTTTGAGGTCCTGATGCATGAGCGGACCGTTGAGGCAATTCGAAAATTCTTACATACGGAAACATAATGCAATACACACAGCAACAAATCTTAGAGCTTATTAAGTGCTCTGAAGACCCAATATACTTCATTGAAAAGTATGTTAAGGTTGCACACCCGATACATGGGATGTCATCCATCACCTGGCACCCGTTCCAGAAGCGATACCTCCATACGGTTCACACTGCTGATAACACGCCATTGGTTGGTGCGTTTGGCAGGCAAATGGGCATGACTACAATGATGTGTGCGTACACACTTTGGGAGATGCTCTTCAAGAGCAACACCAACACAATGATTGTTGGGTTTAGTCAATTTCATATTCAACAAGTGATGTCAAGACTCTATGCTATGCATGATGCACTTCCTTCTTGGATGCAACTTGCAATGCAAGTGCGAAACAAGTTCGGCTGTCAATTCAAAAATGGAGCGCACCTCACCACGCAAGTAGCATCACGAAACGCCGGGCGTGGAATGACATTGGGTCGTCTTTGGATCGATGAACCGGCTCAAGTCTTTAAGAAGACTGAAGCCTATGAAATGCTAGCATCTCTGGTCCCTTGCTTGCACACTTCTGGTGGAAGTCTCATTCTCGCCGGCTCTGGTCGTGAAACGCTTCCTCTCGCAAAGCTCTTCAGTCATTGCAACATCTTCCGTGCTGACTGGCGAGCCGTCCCAGATCGCGACAGGGCCTGGGCTGACCACATGATTGCCATGCTTGGTGAAGCCCAGTTCAAGCGAGAATACGAGCTTGACTGATGGCTAAGAATCCGAACCTCAAGCGTGCTCACGAAGAAAGTGAGTACACTGCAGACAGAATCATGGAACTTCGTAAGTGCCGTGAGGACCCGGTGTACTTCATGAAGAAATACGTCAAGATCACGCACCCAGTTGAAGGTGCTGTTCTCTTTAATCTGTACGATTTCCAAGAAGAGATGGTGCGAGCCATCCATGAGAACAAGAATAGTGTTCTGTTGTGCTCGCGCCAGATGGGTAAAACCACCGTCGCTGCAATGTACATCTTGTGGTTCGCAATCTTTCATTCTAACAAACGCTGCATCATTGCATCGAAAGCAATGATGCACGCGGTTGAAATTCAATCACGTGTGAAGTTCGCATATGAAGAGCTTCCACATTGGATGAAACCGGGTTGTAAGTTCTACAATCGTACATCAATTGAATTTGACAACGAATCAAAGATCATCTGTGAAGCAACGTCTGAAAAGACAGGTCGTGGTAGCTCCCCATCCATCATCTTCCTTGACGAAATTGCGTTTATCTCACCACGCATTCAAAAGGAAATGTGGAACTCTCTGACGCCTGCCCTCGGTACTGGTGGTAAGTTCATCATCACCAGTACACCGAACGGTGACTCAGATCTCTTCGCGACACTTTGGTTTGGTGCTAAGTCAAAGCAGAACAGCTTCGTACCATTGGAGTTCCTATGGTGGCGTCACCCAGATCGTGACAAGGCTTGGTATGATGAAATGGCTGGTAACCTTGGGCCAGTTGCTGCGAAGCAGGAGTTAGACTGTGAGTTCTTGTCATCAGATGCGCTGCTGATCAACTCAATTCGTCTCCAACAGCTTCGCTATGAACGCCCAACATTTGAGTCGATTGGATTTAAGTTCTGGGTACCGGAAGATCAAATTGGCGGTCGGAACAAGATCTACATGGTCTCAATGGACCCAGCAACAGGATCTGGTAAGGACTTTACATCCATTGAGGTCTTTGAGTTCCCAAGCCTTTCTCAAGTAGCTGAGTACAGATCGAATGACGTGAACATTCCGCTGATATACGCGAAGCTCATGTGGCTATTGCGAAAGCTTACGGAGCCTGTGAACGGTGGCCGAGCTGAAGTTTTGTGGACGTTCGAACGGAACGGTATTGGTGAAGCTGTTTCCGCGCTGTACTACAACGATGAGTTCCAAGTTGAAACTGCTGAGTTGGTGTCAGACAGTCAGACCAAGTTTGGCATCTTTACAACTGGACGTCAGAAGGTCTTGAGTGCTTTGCAGCTTAAGAACCTTATTGAGAAGGCAGATGGTAAGGGAATTAGCATCAAGTCAGAAGACCTGATCTTTGAGCTGAAGCACTTCGTTTCTAAGGGCAACGGTTATGAAGCTAAGCAAGGTGCAACTGATGATTCAGTGATGGCATTGCTAGGAATCATGCGTCTGCTTAAGCGTCTTTCCGAGTACAATGAAGATGCATTCAAGAAGGTCAATGAGTATGTTGACCCAGAGGCAGGCATGGACGATAACAACGACTATGTGCCGTTCGCGGTGCTGTAGGGACTCGCATGATTTTCGATGAAGGTGATCTTTCTGCACCAAGGAACACGAACGATCTGGCAAAACCAGCGGTGTTCGCTAGTGTCAGATCAAGTGACGTGAACGCGAACACTGATGTGGTTGAGTATTTGGTACACACCGAGCAAGCCAGACGATCTGCAGAACACTTGCCACCACTGACTGGTGATGCACTACAGCGATTCATTAGTACGATCGCGGTGCAACTCGTCATCGGTAATCCGCTGCAAGCAATTCACCACAAGTCAACCTGAAATTTACGTGCCAAAAGTGGAACCAGTAATAGTAGAATAGGTTCCATGACACCAGATCAAATCAATGGAACGTTTGAGTTCCTTGGCGCCCTATTCATTCTGAACCACTGTGAAACACTGTTCAGAGACAAGCATGTTGCTGGTGTAAGTGTGCTGAGCACCGCGTTCTTCTTCATGTGGGGAATGTGGAACCTGTTCTACTACCCGCATCTGAACCAGACGTTCAGCTTTTACGGTGGGATCTGTATCAGCGTTGCAAACATGCTGTACATTGCGCTGTTGGTGCACTACAAGTTTTTGAAGCCGAGGCTTATACGGATTGGATTGTGATGAGCATTGTCGTTTTGTGGATTGACACTTGGCTTGATGACGATTGTCTCTTGCCTCACAATGTGAGCGAGGCAAGATTCAAGGAGTTCAAAGATGATCAGCTCACTAAAGCTTTGGCCTTCGCAGCAGAAAAGCGAAAGAACGTAAGCTGCTCACACGTGATCATCAGCACTGAGCTAGCTGGCAGCGTTGGAAAGCCAGGGGTCGATTCAGTTGAGAACGGTAAGACCCCAGACGGTCATGACTACGAATGGTCAAAGAAACATCGCGGCAACCCGCAGAGGTGATCATGAAAGATATTCAGCGTTCTCTTTTTGTGCCAAGCACTATCGAATCAAACGTGCTCTTCACCATTAAACTCGCCACGCCAGAGGCTGACTTCAACTTGGTGGATGGAGCAGAAGAAATTCGCATGGTTCCAACCAGGCACTTTGAAGATCGTGGCGTGCCGTGCGTTGAGTATCGTCCAAGTTCTTGGGTTGATAATCAAGAGCTTCGTGTTCGGTTCTATGTCACAACTGAGTGTGGAACATGTAAGTCATGTTCATGTAGAACTGTTGTTGGGGAGGACGCAAAATGATTGTGATCGCGGCAAACTCTTTGGGCCAGAAGTTCAGCACTGAACAGTACGAGTACGATGCAAAGCGTAAGGTACTAACGCTGGTGAATGCTACACGACCAGGAAGTGTCTTGAAGGTTGTGAACGTTGAGCTCACTGGTATGAGTGCAAATCTCATCTCACTGTCTGGTGAAGGCGAATTCACTAGTGGCACAGGCGAGCTTCCACCAACGTATCATGTCTCAATGTA